TGAAGAGCGTGCTAGAATTAAAGGTATTTCAGCACATTGCAGAGCGTTAGGCTTACCGCAATCAGTTGCTGATACTTTGATTGAAGAAAATATTGATTTAGCTACGGCTGGTCAACGTGCATTGGTAGAATGGGAAAAAGCACAACCCGTAAATCCAAACCCGTCAGTACGTCAAGTGCAAGATGACAAAGAAAAAACACGTTCAGCAATGACTAATGCATTAGTTCTTAGAATCAATCCTAACGCTGCAACTGTCATGGGTGAAGAAAATGTAAGAGCTGCCGAAGATTTCAGAGGCATGAACTTGCTTAGATTTGCTGAAGAGGCTTTGATCCGTTCAGGAGTTAGAACTTCAGGAATGAGTTCTAAAGACATTGCAACTTTTGCTCTTGGAGGCAAAGTGCGTGGATTGCATCACACAACTGATTTTCCATTATTATTGATGGATACAGTTAATCGTACACTGTTAGCTCAATACGCTATTCAAGAAAGAACTTTTACCGCTTGGGCTAGACGTTCAACAATGAATGATTTTAGAGCTGTTACACGTGTTCGTTTATCTGAAATGTTGGGTAATCTTGAAAAAGTTCAAGAAGGTGGAGAATACAAATATGGTACTTTTTCTGAAGGTGGCGAAACTTACAAGTTAGCTAAATACGGTAAAATTATCGGTATTACTTGGGAAGCCATTATAAATGATGATTTGAGTGCATTCGACAGATTACCGCAAGCATTTGCTGCGTCTGCTGCAAGATTGCAAACAAACATCGTTTATTCAATGTTGTTAGCTAACGGATTTACTCCAATGAATGATGGAAATGCATTGTTTTCAGCAGCTCACGGAAATTTCGTAGGTACAGCAGCAAATCAAACGGCTGGAGGAACTGCATTATCTGAAGCAAGTTTAACAACTGCTTACACTTCTTTTAGAAGTCAAAAAGATGCTGCTGGTAACAAGCTAAACTTGAAACCAAAATTTCTTATTGTTGGACCAAAGAATGAGTTTTTAGCTCAAAAATTAACTTCTGTTAATTTTGTTGCTACAAAACAGAGCGATACTCCAATTGGCTCATTGACTGGATTAACTTTAGTTGTTGACGCTGAAATTGAAAACTACGAGTGGTTTTTAGCTGCTGATCCTGCAAGTTTAGACACTGTAGAGTATGCGTTTTTAGCTGGACAAGAAGAGTTGTTTATCGACCAAAGAGAAGGTTTCGACACTGACGGTTTGGAAGTTAAAGCAAGATTAATTTTTGCTGCAAAAGCAATTGACTGGAGAGGATTGTATCGTAACAACGGTGCGGTTCCTGCATAAATTATAAAGGGCGGTTTTGTAATTGAAACCGCCTTATTTTTAATCTATAAAAAATAAAAAATGAAAAATTACATTCAAAAAGGCTCTGTTATTGAGGTTGTGGCTGGTGGCGATGTCGCTTCTGGTTCAATCGTAACTGTTGGAGCTACTGCTGGAGTTTCTGCTGGAAACTATGTTTCTGGAGACGTCGTAGTTGTGAACCTTGACGGTGTTTATGCTGTTGCAAAAGATGCTTCGGTATTCGCTCAAGGCGCAAAAGTTTATATTGCTGCCGGAGTTGCTACTTCTACAGTTTCGACAAACGTATTCTTAGGATACGCTCATTCTGCTGCATTGACAGGTGACGCTACTGTAAACGTACTTTTAGCACGATAATGAATATTTTTGACTCACTTAAAAAACAGGCTTTTGACGTCGTTACTGATACGATGGGATATAATGCAACGTGGTTAAGTGAGTCAATTTTATATAATGCAAGAGTTGGTTTTAAAGATCCAAGCGAAAAACAAGAACTTTCTGGAATTGATTCATGGAATCCTGACGAGCCATTTATGGAGTATCGAATTGGATTTTTTGAAGAATTAAAATCGAAAGTTGATTCTGCTGGAACTGAATTTGTGACAATTGAAGGCATTGGATATTTTGCAGTTGTCGAGGTTAAAACGAAATACGACGGTGAAACTTTTATAGCTAGATTACGTCACGCAATACCTGAATAAAATGAATTACGAAAACTTAGAAGACGAAATCGTGACTAGATTAACTCCGTTTATAACGGTTGGAATAACAGTTGAAAAACTGCCAGAGTTAGAAGCTGATAGATCAAAACCACTGCCTACAAAAGCAAAGTTTACCGTAATTTACGCAGGTTCAGAATATGGAAGTTCATTAAGTACTGCTCAAATTTCACAAGAAGAGAAAATTTTCATTCAAGTTCTAATTGAAAGTACGTTTTTACGTGGTACACTTGGAGTGTATAATTTAGCCAGCGTTTTGAAAAAAGCACTTACTGGATTTATTCCTTCAGGATGTCGTAGAATTCAAGTTACAAAACACCATACTATTGGAGGCGAAAATGCCGAAAAAATCAATAATATGTGGAATTATAACGTGATTTTTCAAACTACAGCGTTGCATGTTGAAGATTTTACAGAAGATTTATCTCTTATTTTACAAGAAATTACCCTTATTGATAGACCTGACGGAGAAATCAATATAATTACAATACCAGAATAAAACCAAAACAAAAAAAAACAATAAATTAATTAATAATAAATAAAATATGGCAGCTAACTATTTACATGGCGTAGAAACCATAGAAGTTGACCAAGGCGCACGTCCGGTATTGGTCGTTAAGTCTTCAGTCATTGCATTGGTTGGACTTGCTCCAATTGGCACAAAAAATGAGCCTATTCTGGTTTTATCTCCAAACGATGCTGCTCAATTTGGGCAACAATTGCCAGGTTTTACAATTCCACAGGCTTTGGACGCTATTTTTAAACAAGGACCAGCTACGGTTGTTGTTGTAAATACATTCGATTCAATTACTAATACAGAACAGGTTACACTTGAATCAAAAACTATCACTGGAGGAAAGTTAAAACTTTCAGCTGCTCCTATTGGAGCTGTTACGGTTTTTGCTGCTGATGGAACAACTCCATTTGCAGGCGTTATTGATGTGGATTACTCAATTGATGCTTTTGGTAATTTTACAGCTTTATCTGCTGTATCTGCCGAAGACTTAGTTTTGAAATTTTCATTTAAAACGTTTGATTCCGGAACCGTTACTTCAGCTCAAATAATTGGAACAAATGTTTCAAGTGTTCGTACTGGCTCTAAATGTTTAGAATTGGTATTTAATACTTTTGGGTTTACTCCGAAAATATTAATTGCTCCAGTTTATATTGAACTTTTAGCAGTAGCAACTGAATTTCTTGCATTAGCTGAAAAATACCGTGCGATTGCATTGATAGATGCTCCGATAGGAACTTCAGTAAGTGCTGCAATTGTAGGGCGTGGACCAGCTTCAACAATGAACTTTAAAACTTCAAGTTACAGAGCTTACTTGTTATGCCCTCATTTGAAAGTTTACGATGCTGATTCCGATTCAAACATAAATGCTCCGTACAGTCAGTTTATGGCTGGTGTGATTGCTAATGTAGATTTAAATGAAGGATACTGGGTTTCGCCTTCAAATCATACAATCGCCGGAATCGTAGGAACTGAATTTATCGTAACTTCAGCAGTGAATGACGCTTCAACAGAAGCAAATTTACTGAACGAAAAAGGAATTACAACTACTTTTACTGGTTACGGAACCGGAACAAGAACATGGGGTAATCGTTCAGCTGCATTTCCTACTAACACTGATCCGAAAAACTTTATTCCAATTCGTAGAATTGCGGACATAGTTCACGAGTCATTAGAGCAAGCAATGCTTACATTTATTGACAAACCAATTAATCAGGCGACAATTGATGCAATCAGAGACACTGGCAACGGTTTCTTCCGTACATTAATCGGTCGTGGAGCTTGTTTGTCTGGTTCGAAATGTGTTTATTCTGCTGACAATACAGCCGAAGAATTAGCACTTGGACATGTAACGTTCGATCTTGTATTTATGGGTCCAACGCCTGCTGAAAGAATTACTTTTAAATCATTCTTAGATATTAACCTATTAACTAACATCATATAATCATGGCTATACAAGTAAATAGATTAACGAACGCCAA